GGTCATACTTGATCTTGGCAAGCCAGATGTCTCCGGTCTGGATCTTGTGAATGAGTGCGCCGCGAATGTGATCAGGACAGTTGTCCCACATCTCTTGGTTAATGTTTACACAACGTTTAATCCACGGGAGCTCGGAGCGTGGAGCATTGATGAACTCCAGAATGTCCGGGTGGTCAAGCGTGATATGACCAACAATCGCACCTCCTTTGTAGACACCGCCTCTGCGGAGTACTTCATTCAGGGTGCTGTAAATCTTGAGGAAGGAAACTGGACCACTCGCAACCAAGCCATCCTTATTCTTTGTTCCTTTAGGACGCAGTTGGTCAACGTGTACGGCTACACCTGCTGCGTGGCGCAAGGCATAAGAGGCGAAGACCCAGGAGTTTTCAATCGAGTCTCTGCCTTCGGAAACACTGTCTTCAACGTTGATGATGGTGCAGCTGACAGGCAACCTTTTATTGGGATTATCAATCCAATCTTGTACGCGTCCGGTGCGTGCAATCCAGTCTTTCATTAGAGGAGGTCGTCGAGAAAAGGAGGTTCATAGTTGGGGCCTTTGATCACCTTCCCCTTGTCGTTCTTCAGAGGCTTGCCATCTACAAGCTTGCTCATGTTGCTGCGATGGATCCGCTCCATTGCTTCATCCAATGGCCAGCCAGCAGCGGCAGCGAATTGGAAGCAGACGAACACCAGATCAGCAAGCTCTTTCAAGCATTCATGCCGTGCTCTGGGGTTTTGGATGTAGCGGGAAGTTTCGTTGTATGCCTCAAGAAATTCCTTAAACTCCTCAACGATTAGGTCACGTTGGAGGTTCAGGTTTTCAGGAGAAAAGGCGCCAATGGGTTGGCTCATTGCAACACGAAATTGCAATGCTTGGCCAAGTAGATCAGGTGCTGGCATCGGTGTTGATCTTGTCGAGTAGTTCAAGTTTCTTGTGGATGTAGGCGCGTGCCTTTAGCAAGTCATCTCTGGCATCTTCGCCATTCTTGAAGCCTGCTCGATAGGTGTACTTGATAACATTGCCAAGAAAGTAATCAAGCTCTGCATCAGCAATGAAGTCCCAGCATTCAATGACTCCACGCTGATAGTGAGGCGGCGAGAATTTACTCATGTGGTGCAAGTTCGTCTTCAATTTTTTGGAGGAATCCCTCCATCCAGTCTTCCCAAACACGGACAGCAGGATGAGGGGAACAGCGGTACGCCCGTTTGGCGAGGAGGTTATTCCTAATAAAAGTCAGCTCACGTTTGGTTAAACGCATTCGGCCAGTGCTTGATTAGGTTTTTAATTGTGTTGCGGAGAATGTAGATCTGACGAGACAGTTCCCATACAGAATGTTCAAGATTCTCTCGGGAGGCATCGTCGATAGCCTCCTCAAGTTTCTTTAGTTCAAACTGCTGTTCAACTGTCAGCTCTAAATCAGGGAACGGAATCATGGCGTGATAAGAATGGGACACTGCTTAGAGCTGTCCCAATCATCAGCCTGAAGAATTTTTGCTAGGCGGAGGTTCCGCAACGCGTCCTCATAGGTTTGCCCAGCTTTCTCGTATGCCTCCACAACAGCAGGCCAGTAGTCATCACCATCAACAGCGTCAAGGATCTTGGTCGCCTTTACAGGGCCGACACCTTTAGCGCCTGGATAGTTATCACTCTGGTCACCAGTCAGACACTGCTCATAGAGCTTGCGTCTTGCTGCCTCAGGAGTTTGAGTGAACTCCTCTTTGGTGTTGTAGATCCGGCATGGGATCTGCTCCAAGTCTTTGTCGGGGCTGACAAGAACAAAGTTCTCAAGACTCCCGTTGGTGGCAAGGATTCCCATCACATCGTCAGCCTCAAGAGCAGGCTTCATGACTGACGGATAAGTTTCCAAACCCCACTGCTTGAGTTTCCAGTACCCAGCAGGCTTGGTTTTGGTGCGTGTTCCTTTGTAGGACTCGTCAATTTGTTTGCGGAAATTTGTGGTGTCAGTGAACGTCAGCAATACTTTCGTGGTTTCGAAACGGTCGCAAAGCGCCCCGAGTTCTTCCTGGATAACACGTTGACCTTCACTGAAACTGCCGACAATGACGGTTAGATCTTGATTGAATTCAAGTTCTTGTTGGACTGCTGACGCGGCACGAAACCAGAAGTAGTCAGCATCCAACATAAGCATCGTTTCATTAAACGACATTTTGGATGTAGGTAAATGGATACGGTGACCGATCCCAGAAGTTTTCAAGTTCAGGTGGGTATCTCTTGTTGATCCACTTGACTTTCCATTCTGTGATGTCTCCTGTAGGAATCACAAGTACAGGAATCACGGGGTCTTTAACCTCGTTTGTGTTCCCGTACCAGTATCCCCTGCTGTTTGGCCTGGCTAATTTGACATCCAACATGTAGCTGTTGCCATTTGGCAATAACAGAACGATGTCCGTATTGCCGGTGCAGTTGAGGTTTCGATAGACCTCAGCACCTTTCCAAGCTGCAAGTAATCCAACCCAGTGTTCAGCAATGTCACCGAGTCGAGACGGGCTTGCCTTAGTGGCAATCTGCCCAGGTAAGACCTGTTTTAGCTTCCGCGTCAAGCTCACACTTGACAGGCAGGAACTTTCTAACATCTTTTATAGCAGTAGTAATAATTAAGGCAGCTTGCTCAGCCTGGTCAGGCCTTACTGAAAACTGCATTTCATCGTGAATAAAACCAAGTGGCCAGTAATCGATCCCAGCCTCTTTCAGGTAATCGTTTGCCAATACGAGCCAGGTCTTGCAAATCAATGCGCCTCCGCTCTGACAAAGCCAGTTCAATGCAACGTGGGGTTTTCCACATAACCTCAACGGTCTGCCGTCTAGAGCTTTGAGGACCCCATGTTCAGCCCGACGAGATAACGCAGCGCTAAAATCGGAGAAGCCTTCCAGATTCGAAAGAACTTTTTTTCTAATCTCAGCGCCTTTTCTCTTAGCACTATCTGGTCTACTACCAGCTGCAAGGCCAAGACGAAAGTCACCCCCACCGTATATGAGGCAATAAGTTGTACGCTTCGACGCAGCCCTGTCGGGTGATCCATAGATGTTTCCCAGGTGTGTGTGGATGTCACCCTCAACAACTTCGCGGGCAAACTTTCCATTGTCGTAAGGGCTTAGGTAACTGCCTAGGACTCGAAGCTCAAGCCCAGACGCATCAGCGCCCACCTGTATACGATCCTTGCCAGGCGTGAAGAGTTCTCGGTATTCATGAGCACTAGGAGTTTGACTTAGATTGGGACGTAAATGCACTTGACGAAATGTATTTGTATTCATCACACACGAATGGTGAATACGTCCGTCAGGCTTGACTTGTTTTAGCCAAGAGTTTGTGCCCTCAGACAACATCCCAAGATGCTTCTGAAGTTCTAGGATTCGAGCAAACTTTTTAGATTCCTCAGTGCCAATTTCAAACAGCACTGATTCATCAATCTTTGCTCTTCCTGTGTCCGTGAACTCGGTTGCTTCCCAGTCACGGAATGTTTGGAATGCCCAGGCGATGTGCTGTCTTGAGCATGGATTGAAATCCTTGAGTCGAGTAAAGCCAGCACCTTCGATGTAACCACGGGTGCTGTTGTCACGCTTTGGGACAAATTCGCCTCCGTCTACATAGTGAAAGGTGTTACGCATCTCATCGCTGAGCTGCTCTAGTTCAAGCCTGAGCTTGTTCTCAAGCTTCTGTGCTTTCTCAACATCAAAGGGCCAGCCCTCTTTCTCCTGCCAGGCCATGATCTTGGCAACTTTATGCTCTAGATCGATGGCGTCCTGATACAGCTCTAGCTTCGGCTGGAAGTGCTTTGTAAGCTCTGTTAGGACTCTTACGTCCTGAACGCAGTACTCAAGCATCTCAGGGGTGTACGTGGACCAATCGTTTTGAAGGGTCTTGCCGTACTCACTTTTCAAGATGCCAAGGCGGTAGCCCCAAGCCTCCAGGGAATGCCTGCCGTAGAGCTGTGCTGGCATGTTGGGAGCACGTGCTCTGAAGTCACGGTCCCTGATGTCTGTGAAGAACAGACGGGAGAGAATCAACGTGTCGTAAAGCTTTCCCTCCATCTTCCAGAAGGGATACAGCTTTTTGATCACTGGAATATCAAACATGGCTCCGTTGTGGAACCAGACCTCCTCAGCACAAGCGAGGATATTCAAACCAGTGGTGATGCTTTCATGCTTACCGGTGTCGTCATATCGAAAGACTTGACCGGTATCAATGTCTTGTGTGACGAGACAGTGGACGACTGTCGCATTTATGTCGTCTGTCTCGATGTCAGCGGAGAGCCTACACATCGGAGCGGTTGCTTTTGATTCCGTTTAACGCTGCATTCCACCATTCTTTGGTGAGAAACTTAACGCCAACTTTTCGACTGATCTCTTCACCCTGTTTATCCAGAATGAGTACCGTCGGGTACATTTCGAGATCATAGGCGGCAACCAGGGCTCCGTGATACTCCTTTTGCATAACAGTAACCAGGCCATAGAATGCATCGTCGAGAACTAGCGCTTGATTTAGGTTGTGCAGTGCTTGGTCACATGGTCCACATCCTTCTTTTTTGAAGAAGACAAGTTTCCAAGGTTTAGAAGGCATAGCTTTCTTCTACCCGCGTGGTTGGTTCAGATTTGGTAATAGGGATTTCAGCCAGGCGTCCTGTGTCTTTGCAGTACGACAGGATTCCTGCAGAGCCGGTAGCTCCTGTGAATCGGTTCTTCAACACAACAATCTCTGTAGTGTTTTCACCGCTTGAGATGTCGCGTTGTAGGCAGACGACTTGGTCTGCTAGTTGGCAAATACTGTGCGAGCCCCTGAGCATTTGCAAGCTGATCTTGGCTCCGTCTTCTGGACCTTTGTCACCTTGAGAGCGACGTAGGTGGGAGATCAGAATCATTCCTACTCCTGTCTCTTCTGTGAAAGAGCGGAGCATTGTCATGGTGCGGTCGATTGTCTTCCGCTCGTCATCCATTTCAAGTCCACTCATTAGGATTGAGAGGTGGTCAAGAATGATCCACTTCACTCCATGGTTATGAACGAGAAACCGAATATCCGAGAGAATGTGGGCTGGATCGATAGAGCCAAAACCATCACGGAGATAGACACGCCCCAGACCCAAAGAAGCATCAAAGGCGGAACGTAGTTCTTCTTCAGGAATTTCATTATTAAGGTGTAGGGGTTTGTTGGCTTTAACACTCATCAACCTGAGTGCCGTGCGCTTGACTGATTCTTCAAGTGCTATGTACCCGACAGAAAAGTTCTGATCGACTAACGCCTGACAAACCTCACCCGCCAGGAGGCTCTTCCCCGTCCCTGAGCCCGCCGTTAGTACGACAAGTTCAGATAGACGCAGTCCAGATGTAACTTCATTCAGCCCTGAATAGGGCCAGTCAGCATCTCTACCGCGGATTGGACTAGAGACAAGATCAAATAAAGTAGATCCATCGACTATCGACTTAGGCGTGTAAGTCCTTTTGTTCCAAACAGCCTGGCGAATTGCCTCTTGGTCTCCCGCTTGCAACGCATCAGAAGCATCTTTGTACTGAGCCAGGGAGGCAAGAAATACTTTGTCATGAGGGAAAAGAGAAACACATTCTTCTGCTGCTTCAACTCCTGCTTCATCAGAGTCGAACATGAGTACGACTTCTTCGAAGCGCAGCAGATATTTGAGCTGAGCGGACAGAGCTTTACGCGCTGACTTGGCTCCATTGGGGATGGAAACCACAGGCCATTTAGGCCTTGCTTGCCAGCAGGCAAGAGCATCCATCTCACCTTCTGTGATGACAATGGTTTTGCCAGCGCCAAACAAGTGCTGACCGAACAGCTGTTGGTCAGAGTTCTTGCCGTGCCAGCGGAACTCTTTGTCTTGGTTCCGTTCCTTGTACGCGATCAGACGACCCGAGTCGGAGTAGTAGGGGAACCGGATGACCGGACCCTCATCGACTCGGACGTTGAATTTGCGGCAAGTTTCTTCGGAGATCTTGCGCGATCGGATTGATGCGAAGTCCCCGTCATACGTCACAGCTGACGGCTGTGTTGACATTTGGACCTCTCCGGTAGCAGCTTGCCTGTAGTGGCAAGAGAAACAAAAACCATGCCCGTCGCTGTAAATACTGAAAGCATCAGAACTCGGGCAATTAGGACACGCTTCATGGCGTACAAACTCGGAGTCATTAGTCACAAGACCAACTCTTCGCAGAGTTCGATGTATTCACGCATAAGCGCGAGGATCTCCTGGAAGGGGACCCCCTGTTCTTCGAGCTGACGAGCGAAGTCATCGATCAAATAGAAAGCCTGATCGTTTGTTGTTGTCATTGCAGCCAATCCTCTGGGATTTCTGGATAGATGCAATAGGGAATACCGTGTTTAGTACACCAATCGCCGTAAGTAGTTGAACTGTTTTTGCTGATGGTATTGTTGCGCTGGAAGATAAAACGTAGATCTAAATCAGGATGCTGAGCTTTAATTGCCAGAGTCTTTCTCCTGTCGCTCGGCTTAAAGAAGCCTTTGCATTCGATGACGACGTTGTTACGGAGAAAGAAATCCGGCGTGTATTGCGACTCAATTACATAGGGAAACTTGCTTGCTTCATACAAGTAAGTAACGTTATGTTTATCAAAGTATTTAGAAACTCGCTCCTCCAGGCCGGAGCGCATCCTCATTTACTCGTCTTCTTGAACCGCCTTCTCAACGATCTGTTCGACGATCTCGCTGAAAGCTCGGCTGAGCTCATAGCGAAAGTCAGACTTATCAGCTTTGAAACGGGTGACCGTAAGGGTCGGGACAGTTAAGGTCGCCTCCACCTTCCAGAGGTTGAGGTCTTTGTCTTTGGTGTAGTTGAGGTCCAGCATGGATCAGAAGTCGTAAGCGTTGTCGTCAGATGAAGATTCCTCACGAACCATCGGCTCGGCTTGGTTATATCCTTTGGTCTTTCCAAAGATTTGGGTGATGTCATCCACGGACAAATCGCCAGAGTCGATAGCACCACTGCCAGCAACTAGCTCAATAATCTGAACACCAAGCACCTTGATAGTGGTTCCTGCTTTAGGTTTTGTGTAAGGAGTTTGCT